TTCTTATCTTGTTCCATATGCTTATACCTCCTTCGCGGCTAATTGTTTCGCATACTCTTCGAGTGGCACACCTAATCTTTTAGAAATTGCTACCTGTGACGGTGTGAGTTTCACAGTTTTTCTGCGTCCCTTTGCGGCCGGACGTTTTGCACTTGCTACGTTTTGAGCTGGTTGCTCAGTAGTTTTTGTTACACTATCAAATTTTTGTGGGAATTCAAGTCTAATTCGTTTATCCACCTCAGAATAATATTCGTCCGAGTTTGGATCGAAACCCTCCTCCTCCACAAGTTTTTTGTGTATGTCAAAAGCCATATAAGTCATAGCGTTATCTGCCCCGAACCAAGGATTTTTCATGGCCCATTCGTCTGCCTTTGGATCTATCTTTGGTTTTTCAGGTGCTTTTTCTACAGGCGCCGGTGCCTCTGATGGCGCGGCTTGCTGCACATCTTTGATTTTAGCTAGTCTATTAGCGTCCATGGCTAACTGTGCTATCTCTGTTTGTGCCGCCACCTGTTCTTCAACATTACCACTGGCTATGGCGTTTGCTAACTTAACCTTTGCTGCATCTAAATTAGTAGTGACTCTTTTTTCAAACTCCTGCGTGTAGGAACTATCCAAAGTCGTATATCTTTGTTTTAATTTTTCTGCTTCTTCTTTTTGGTTCTTAGCATACTCGATGGCCTCTTCTTTTTGTCTTTCAGCCTCACGCATTTTACGTGTCAACTTAGCGATACGTTTTTTAACTGTGTCACTATATTCAGACAATTCGTCTTTTGGTTCTTCTGCTTTAGGTTCCTCAGCCTTGACTGGTTCTTCCTCTTTAACCTCCTCGACTACTATTTCTTCTTTTGGCTCTTCTTCTTTTTTTGGCTCAGCTTCAAGATCTATTTCTGTCTCTTGTTCATCAGCTTCACCAACGTCAACTTTTAAGTTTTCGTCTTGCATAGATTTTCCTCCTCTATGTTACATTGCGTGAATAATGTCCTCTGGATTTTCTATTGTCCCAAGGACCTCATCATCGTTTAACATTCTTATCTCACCACCATCAATCTCCATTCGTGATCCTGCATATCTTGCAAATATCACCCAATCTTTTTCCTTGCACCACGGACCTGTTGGATACTTGTCCTCGTCCTTGTAACAAAGGTTACCCATCTTTAATACATAACCAACTTGCACAGCTGTTCTAGCCCTATCAAGAGTTTCTTGTGCTATTATTATTCCACCTTTTGTTTCTTCCTTTACCCTAAAAGGCATAACTAACAAACGCCAACCAGTAGGGTCTGGTAGTCTCTCTAAATTTGTTTTGGTGGGTTCTTCTTTGGCTTCTTGCTCTGCGGCTTTTCTTGCAGACTCTTCAGCTTCATACTTAGCTTCTAATGCGTGTGACGTTGTTTGGGTCATCTTTATCTGGCTCCTTTATTTCTAGCAGGTTAGAGAGTTCCTGGTTTATAAAATCGATACCGTGTATCTTTCCTATTATATATTTATATTCGTCCATACTGTCAACCCCGCCTGCGGCTAGGTTTGACATCATCCTTTCCATCTGGTCTTGCATGACTCTCCTCAATTTGTATATCACGTTTACTGGATCTGTAGCTTCTGACATGTTTTTTCTCCTTGTCTCCTAGTTTCTCCCAGAATTCGTCAAGCGGATTCTTGGGTCTATTATCTTCCCCCATCTTCACCCCCCGATGTTGATTAAGTCAAACTATTTTTTCTTGAAAATATCTACGCCCTTCAAACCGTATATGGACGCCACGACCCCGACAAAAAGCGTCTGGTACCAGAAAGGGAGATTATTAAACTGCTCAAAGAACATGTGCAATTTCTGTTGTATCTGTGGATCGTCTGAGAACACAGACCATATCAATAAAATCACTGGGGCACTTACGAGGATCAAAACGAACTCGTCTTTCCATCCCTTGTCGTTTGACTGCCTCACAGCTGCTTGATACTCAATTTCGCCACTTGCCATTTTTTGTGCATGCAACATAGCTGCATCTGACTCGAGCATTTTACGCTGCTGTCTATTTTTCATTATGTGTGTGCCAGCGCCGATTGCTAGTTTGACTACGTCAAGTATCATGTGATTATAAGATTATTCCTAGAACGATAATTACAGCAACACATGCTACGATGATTTTAACTTTTAAACTCATCGAGTTCCATTTGCCCATTATCTTTTGTTTCATTGATTCGATCATGTACGTCTCCTCTTTTGTTTTATCCCAGCTTCGTTGAGTGCGATAGCTATGGCTTGTTTCCTATTCTTTACTTTTTTCTTACTTTGTCCAATATTTAATTTACCTTTTTTAAACTCACGCATTACCTTACTAACTTTCTTTTGTTTTTTGTCAGTTGTTTTGCCTAAATTGGATCTAGATATAGCCATTAAAATAACGGATTGCCCCCTAAAACATATCTAAGCGCATACTCCAAACTATAACCTTCATCAAAACCCATCATAGTGTCAACCGTGTCTTGCTCAGCTGAACTTAAACCATTGTATATTGCTTGTAAATCTTGCTCTGTAGGCTGTGGTGATTGTGACTGTGACTGTCCAGCAAATGCTCCAGACTGAGTTTGTGAAGAAGGTGGTATGTAAACATCAGCAGGTCCACCATCACCAGCAAAATCAAAACCGTCTATTTTACCGTCTTTGTTTGTATCCATGTTGTCTCTTAAATTTTGTTCAAGATCTTTTCCTGGTTTCAAAACCGCCCCCATATTATCTGTATATGTTTTCAAGGCTTCAAAATTAGTATTGTCGTAAAGTTCTCCTGTTGCGGGATCAACAAAAGCGGCGGAATAAAAGTCTTGTGGATTCATAAGACCTTGATAGTCTTTATAATTATCAATATTTAATTTACCAAAAGTGGCTGTCCCAACAGGACCAAGAAGAGAGGTAGATATTTCTCCTGTTTCTTCATCTACTGATGGGTTAAAATTAAATATGTTTCCGTAAAGAGACATGATTCCAAACTCTGACGGAGTGAGCCCTCCAAAGGTTAAAGGCGTAAGATTATAGTAAGAATCAACGATTGGATTTAAAATTCTGTTATTGAAAAAATCTAAAAAACTATTGGTATCTTGTGTCGGTGTTTCTTCTACAACTTCAGGCGCCGCGGAAACTAGTGCTTCAGATACTGTTGGTATGGGATCTTGTCCACCTCCACCCCCAAACTGAGGCCCAGCACCAACGGTTGTGCCAGTAAAACCAACGCTACCAGCAGCACCTGGACTTCCAAACAATCCTGGCGGTCTATCGGATCCGCCACCACCTTTGGTTGGATCTCTATCAAAACCGCTTGGACCTGGCCTATTCGGTCCTCCGTGTGCATCTGTATGTCCTGGCATTAATCCTTCTCCTTAACAACAGCTGTCATGTCTTTTATGCCATCTTTTGCAAGTGAGACACTAGCTCTAAGTTTTTGATGTTTGTCGTTGAGCTCCATTTTGTCCTCTGCAAGCTCTCTAGCTTGTAATAATCGGGCCTTATCAAGGTTTAATTGGTCCTCATCTTCCTTCTTTTTACGCTCATTTTCTTGCGCTCTGAGCTGTACTTCGTCCGCTTTTAGACGCAATAATGGGTCATTATCAAGCTGATTTAAGACCTTTTTCTCCTCCTCTAGGTACTCAGCCATGGTTTCAGAGATCAAAACAGCCTTTCTAGACTCCATTTCGGTGTTAATTTTTTGTATTTGTTGCTGCATTTGCATCATTTGCGGGTTTTGTTGCATTACTTGAGGACTTGGAGTGCCCATTTGCTGTATTTGTTGTGTAATTTGCTGAACTTGGGCTATTTCTTCCTTAAATTCTAGTTGAACTTGCTCTTGAGCCATCAAACTTATGTGTTCTAGTATATTTTTTTGAATTGCAGCCAAAATATTTGGGTTTGTACGCACAATTTGAGTGCCCATAAACGATAAATGAGCCTTCATGTGAGCTGTGTGATCTTGATTAGGAAAAGCTTTAATACTTTTTGCTGATAAAGCGTTAATATGTTCAACACTTGGGTCCATAGGAGCTGGTTGAGCCACAGGTGGTAACAAAGCATCTATATCTTTTACACCCAAAGCTTCATACATAGCTTTGTAAGCTGAATATAAGTTGTGCATTCCAGGATTTGACATCGCCATTTGTAATCCTGTCTGTGCAAGTTGTATTCTTTGCGTCTGTGAAAAGATATTTGGATCTGCAACGGGTATAATATCTATTCTTGCATCAAAATCTGTAGCCTTAACTTGTCTCTGACCACCAACTACGTCGTATGGATAATCAGGTGGTAAGTACATTGCAAACACATCTGACAATAACATAAATTCTTTTTTCATAGATGCATACAAACGCTTGTGTATGGCAGACATAACCCGCGAGCCACGTTCCAACAATGCAACAGTCGTGCCTACCGCAGCGCTTTGATTGCCATCGCCAACCTGCATGTCAGCGATTGATGCAAATCTTTGTCCTGCTTGTACAACCACACCCATCAAAGACAACAGAGTCTGTGATGGTTCTTTGAAAGGTAGTATTTTAAATGCATCATCAAGTCTTCCACCAGGGGCATCAACATCACGAAACTCGCCCGGCTGCAACGGTTGTGCTTCATCACGAACTCTGATGCCTCGCATCTTGAATCCGGCTGGTAAATTTGACAAGGTGCCGGCGTCTAGAAGCTGTCTCAACGCTGCTGTTGCAGTTCGAGACAATCCGCCGATCATATGAATTAAACCGAATCCATAGAAGCCTAGTCCTGGTAAAAACTTAAAGTGAACAAAGTAATCTTTTCTTCTTCTTGTTGGATCTTGTGCATCGAAGTTTCTTCTAATTGATAATACTTTTCCTGTGGTTTCTTCTACTGTAACAATGTATGGAAGTTTAATACCTGTTGGTTCTCCATCTTGTCCCATGTCTTCAAAACCATCTAAGTCCAACTCTGTGTGACACTCTACAAGTGTAAATATTTCATCTTTGCTAGTTCCAGATGTGCCTTCTAAATCTCTTTGTTCTTCTTTGACCTCGTCTTCAGAAAAAGAAGGTGTGCCCAATTCTATGTCAGCATAGAATCCTGAAACCTGAAGCTTTCTCATTTCATTAGCGGGCATCTTAATTACATGCATTATGGTGTCAGCATCATCCAATGATGTTGCACTGTATGGTACGACTAAATCTTCAGCGGGCACAAACTTAGACACACATCTACCTAATGGCACATCATAGTAAACTTTTTTAAAGGCAGATCCTGCAAGTGGTAAATTAAACAACATTTGATCAAACTCAGGTTCATACTCTGGCATTTCACACATAAGCTGATAGTTCATAAACTCTCTCACGCGTTCTGCTTGATCACTTTTTGCTTTGTCTGGTTTGCCCATAACACGTGTTCTAACAGGACCGTCTGCTGGTAATAATTCTTTGTATGCTAGTGATTGAAACTGTGTGACTGCTTCTGCAAGCACTGGATGTGTTGCACCTGATGCACCCTGAAAAGGCTCCGTTCTATCTTCGTATTTAAAACCAAGTAGATCTAGCCCTTTGATGTATGACTGCTCCCAATCATCTCTTGATGATTTGTAATCTTCAAAAGACTGCATCAAGTCTGCGCCTATTGGATCTAAAACATCTTCCTCTAAAAACTCTGCTAGATTTGCGTTTTGATCTGCGGCGGCCCCTGTTGACATAGCCATAGCTGCAGGATCAAAATCTATCTCCATGCCACCATCTTCTGTTGGTGTCATCTCTATTGGTTGTTTTGGTGGTTCTTGAGGTAATTGAATCTCTTGACCTTTGTTTCCAGGGACTTCTATTTTAGTTCTAGTTACGTTTGGTAACGCTTTATCTATTGTAGCCATTAGGAAGCTCTCCTTCTAAATAATGTTTCAACTCCACCACCCATATTATATCCCACTCTACCACCAGTTGCAAATTCTTCACCTGTCTCTGGGTTTTTGCCTGTTACATTTGGGTTCGGGTTTGTTTGTTTTTTTGTAAACTTATCTGCTGCCTCTTTTAGTTTTTGTTCTGGTGCTTTTACAAGATTAGCCCACGACTCTACACCAAATCTTAAATCGTCGTATGTACCACCACCTTCAAAATCACCAATACCCTCTCCTGGTCCTTTCATAAACTCATCTGCTTCAAACGTGTTTGGATCTTTTGATTTTTTACTTATGCCCTCGCCCATTCGAATATTTTCTTGTCCCGGTATAAACCTTAACTCGGTAATTTGCATATCGTCACCTCTGCCAGAAATTTCTATTGTCCCATCTGCTTTATACTCTGTCATGAATATTTTTTTGTTTGGTAGGTCTGGATGCTCAAACTCATAAAAGTCATACCCTTCTCCTTGTTTAGTAGCTTTATACTCTGCTGGTATCATTTTTCCTTCTTTTCTAATTTTGTCTACAAGCGACGGAAACCAAACAGGCATACCCTCCGCAGTCACTGGTGTTTTAGTAGCGGTCTTCGTTACAATCTCTGCTATTTCTTTTCCTGCTCTAGGCATAAAGAAACTTGCAAGTCCTGCGCCCGCAAGTTGTAAAAAACCACGTCTTCCCATTTTTGGACCACCGCCCTCGTTAAACCCAACACGACCACCAGTTGCATTTAAAGTTCTACCCTCTGTTCCAAAAGGTGAAATATAGATTCCTGATTTTAATCCTTCTTTTCTTGCTTCTGGTATTTTATCAAACTTCTCTTTTACCTTGTCAAGCTCTGCCATCCCCTCTTCACGAGTTAGTTGACGCATTTGAGCTCTCATTACAATATCCTCCATTAGTTGCTCTGCTAAGGCTTGATCAGCTGCTGCTTGTTCATTTATGGACGTCATAAGTTTTTTAAAATTTTCTGGATCTGTGCTTTTTACAGCAGGCATAGTTCTCTCAAAAAGTTCTTCAAGTTTTTTCACTTCTTTTTCCAAAGCTTTTACACCTGGTGTAAAACCGCTGGGTATATCTATTTTAAAAATTTCAGCGTTAATACCTCCTGTGTTTATACCAAGTTCTTTAAGCATTTCCATAATCGCCATGCCTTTTTCTTGTGCTTCATTTATTTTTGCTTGTGCTGATCCAGCTGCCTCGTCTACTAGTTTTTGTTCACTAAGTAACTGTCTGTCCAACATAGGGTTGCCTGTTATGCTTGTTGTTGGTAACTCTCTTGCTTCTTCTATAATATCTGTCAAAAAACCCATGTCGTCCATTTGACGTTGTGTTTCTATGTAAGCTTGTATTTTAGCATCATCCCTAATCGTCACTCGTTTTGGATCACCAATTTCATAACCCTCATTCATCTTATCAACAATCATCTGTCTTATAGCTTTTGGTTCTCTGCCTGTCGTCTTTGCAATATTTGTGATAAACGCAATCTTGTCCTCGCCTAGTTTTGTAACGTCGTCTGCAGCTGTCATTAAGCTTGGTGATTTAGGTCCTAACATTTGATTAAACTCGTCTGGTGGCATAGATAATTTTTTCATTGCATCATCAGCCTCTTCAAACGTTGCACCCTTTGGTGCTGGCTCTATTGTTTGTACTTTACCTTTGTCTCTTAGTTCCGCTGCTCTTGCCTCTGGTGTAATACCTCTTTCTCTAATAATAAACTCTTCAAGAGACATCGTATCATCAAAGCCTTCGTCAAAATATTTCTCTCTTAATGCTTCATCTGAATAGCTACCCACACCCGTTCGTTTTTGTGTGTCTGTAAATGATTCTGGTCTATAACTAAAAACTCTAGTTTGTGTTTCGCCCTCTGGTCCTATAATGGGCTTACCCTCTTTGAACTCCATTGGTTTTGTTGTTTCATCAAACCCACCTGTCACTTCGCTCAAATCAGTTTTTTTAAACTCTTCCGCAGCCTCTTTTAGTTTTTCTTGTGCTTGTGTTGTTGTTTTGATACCACTATCGGAACCTTTAAATATATTTGCTAAATAGTCTCTAAGTTTTTTCAGCATTAGTAATACGTCCTCTGTTGTTGATGGGATACTGGCTCATCTTCATAGTCTTCGGGATGTACCACGAAACCACCTTGTCTAAATCTCATTACGGCTTGAGTCATGCTATCCACTAGGTCATCGTGTTCCCCAAGTGGGAATGCAGC